ATCTCCGGGTCGTCCGACGCGACCGGGAACCAGATGAGCAGCCCGAAGGTTGCCACCTGGCTCTGGCCGACGAGGGTCGGTCCGGGGTTCCGGCCCGCCTTGACGAGCCACAGGCAGGCCTGTTGCCCGCTCGCCCACGGCTCGGAGTAGTGGCCGACCTTGACGCCGTCGGGCACGGTCACGGCCCGCAGGTCGAGGAACGAGTACCCGGTCGACCCGATGGCGAGCAGCTTGGTCTGGACGGCCTCGCGGACGGTCTTGAGGTTCGTGGTCATGCCGCACCCCGCACCGCGCCGACGACCGCCTGCGAGAGCGCGGGCCGGAGGTACTCGCGGGCGACCCGCTCGACCGCCGGGCGCAGGTACGGGCGGGCGGGGATGGTGACGGATGACCGGAGGACGAACCACGGAATACCGGTGGCTCGCTCGAATAGCAGCAGGTTCCCGGCCTTCGAGCGCCGACAGTAGAACCGATCCGGGGCGATGACCCGGAGCGGACCCCCACCGAGGCCATCCCGCACGACCCCGGCCGGCGTGAGGGCCACGGGGAGCGGGATCCGGAGCATCTTCGCGTGGACGGGGACGACGACACCGCCCTGCTCCTGGAGGCGGGCGTACCGGACCGTACCCCGGCCGCCCGCACCACCGGCCCGGGCGACGATGGCGGGCGACCCGTCCCGGACCTCGACCGTTCCGGAGATGGAGGCGAGTAGTCGGCCAGTCCGGGTCCGATGGGTAGCCTGGAGGGAAGCCGTCCCCCACTCGCGGACGAGGATGGACCCACGGATGAGGACCGGCCGGATGGCCTCGGCGAGGCCCCCGCTGCCCAGCCGGTCCAGCCGGGCGCCGAACTCCTGGAGGGTCATGGTCACAGGAGCACCGAGGGCAGGCGCAGGCCGGCGAGCAGCTCCTTGACCAGGTCGGGCAGGGTCTCGTCCCGCAGGCCCGCGTTCCCGGCCTGGGTCGGCAGTGCGGAGTACCCCTGGCGGTCTCGGAGCTGGACCCAGTGCCGGCAGAGAGACCCGACCGCCTGCACCAGGTCCACCGGGTACAGGGTCCAGCCGGCCGTGAAGGTCGCCTTGATGGCGTGCGGCTCGGTCGACCAGTAGCCGTGCGCCGAGTCCGGGTGCAGGCGCAGCCCCCACGGGTACACGGTGTAGTCGGTCGTGGCGACGAGGGTGGTCGAGTCCCACTCCTCGTTCACGTCGTCCCAGACCTGGGTGCAGGCCGAGACCGGCCGCGGCTCCAGGTACAGGTTCCGGCCTTCCACCCGGATCCCGGAGTCCGCCTCGGGCCCGTACCGGGTGTACGAGCCGGACGCGAGCGAGGGCACCGCCCCGGCGACCGACGGGAACCCGAGGTAGCGGGCGACCGCCCCCTCGGCTCGGGCGATCACGAGGCCGAGGTAGGTGTCCTCGCCGACGCCGGCGAGCCCCTGGAGCCAGGAGGTCTTCAGCTCGGAGGCGGTGAGGACGGCCACGGTCTACCTCCCCTTCCGCTTCGGCTTCCGGTCCCGCAGCACGACGACGTTCGGCCGGGGTCGGACCGGCTCGGCGTCCAGACGATGGAGGGCGTCTCGGGCGGCTCCGGGCACCACCGAGACGACCTCGAAGCAGGGCGGCCAGTCCTCCCGGAGCACGCGGGCCTCGTCCTCGGAGACCTCACGCACGTCCCCCACCCGCCACGAGCCGGTGGGCCCCTCGTAGGAGCCGTCGGCCCGGGCGGGATGAGGGTGGACCAGTCGCAGCGTGGGCACGGCTACGCGCCCCGCTTGACGAGCACGAAGGCCAGGTGACCGTCTGCGACCGCACCGGTTGACCCGGCGTGGGCGCTCGCGATCTTGATGACCGACGTCCCGCTCTTGATCTCGCACTTGCCGGAGAGCGTCACGGCCGAGGGCGTGCCCGCGGTCCAGGTCGCGCCCGCGGTCGACTCGGTGGTCAGGGTCCCGAAGGTCGTCGTGCCGTCGCTGATGGTCAGCGTGCGGTAGTCGGCGGCGTCGGCCGTGACCGTCGTCATCGGGAGGAACGAAGCGCTCTGGATGTGGTAGACCGCACCGGAGGGCTGGACGGCCCCGCAGTAGTAGTCCTCGTCCACCGTGAGTGCGTCGTTGATGCGCACAGAGAGGTGGATCACCTCGGGATAGGCGGCCATGTCAGGCCCCCATCTTCACGAGCTCGACGACGAACATGCCGTCCGCGACGCCGGTCGTGGTCCCGCCGTGGACGGAGGCGAGCTTCAGGACGGAGGTGCCGCCCTTGATCTCGCGGGCGCCCGAGAGCGTCATCGCGGCGTAGGTGCCCGCGGTGAGCGAGACGTACCCGGCGGTATCCGTGTCGGTCGTGATGGTGCCGAACGTGGTCGTGCCATCGGATAGGGTGAGCACGCGGTTATTCGTGGCGTTCGCGGTGACAGAGGTCATGGGCAGGATGCCCGCGCTCTGCACCTTGTAGACGGCTCCGGTCGGCAGGACGGGGGCGAAGTAGTAGTCCTCGTCCGTCGTCGCGCCGTCGTTCAGCCGGATTTCGAGGTGGATGACCTCGGGGTAGGCAGCCATGTGTTGATTCTCCAGGTTGGAGGGGGATGACGGCCTACGAGACGGCCATCTTGTAGAGGTACCGAACGCTCTTGTCGGTTGCGACGTTCGCCCGGAAGTCCATCCGGCGCTTGGCGCACAGGTTCCAGATGCCCCTGGTGGCGTCGAGCTCCATCGCCACGCGCAGCCCGTACCGGGTCCAGCGCCGCCAGGCCGCGGCGTTGACGAGGGCCATCGCGCCGTAGGTCTTGGTCGAGTCGTCGAAGATGCCGCTCGCGTTCAGCTCGTCCGACATGAAGCGCGAGTAGATGACGTCCATCCCGGCGATCCGGGACAGGTAGCCGCCGGTCATCATGGAGCCGGGCCCGAAGTCCGCGATGGAGAGGACCTGGGTGATCCCGCTGAAGTTCTTCATGCCGCACTTCAGGCTCGTGATGAGCTTGACCGCGTTCGGCTCCTCGCCGCCCGCCACCTGGGCGATGTCGAGCAGCAGGGTCGCCGCGCTGAAGGTCGAGCGGTCGACCGTGTTGGAGACGTCGCCCGCCTGGTGCCGGAGCCCGATCCAGGCCCGGCGATGGTCGGTCGCACCGCCGCCCGGGGCCGCGGCCCAGAAGGTGTTGGGATTCCAGGTGGCGATCCCGGTGTCCGCGTGGCTCGCGGTCGTGTCGCCGTTCAGGATCGCGTCCTCCTCGACGGACACGAGGGCGTAGGCCATCGCCTCGCGGAGCATCTGCGCGACGGGGACGATCGCCTCTTCGGCCGCGTCCTCGCCGACCTGGGTCCGGGCCGCGATGGTCTTCAGGGTCGTCGAGGTGGACGAGGTGTAGACCGAGGAGCTGGTGTACCGGGCGGGGTCGTCACCGGTCACCGCGTGCATGTACGGCGTGAACCCGTACAGGAACGTCGGCAGGGTGATGTCCCGGGCGACCTGGGTCTCGGGGAACAGGCCCGGCACGCGCCGGACGTAGAGCTGCTCCATCGCCCGCCCCACCTCGGGGAGGGTGTCGGTCGGGATCCACTCGGCGCCCGCGTTGGTCGAGTCGGAGAACGCGCGCCGGACGGGCTCCGGAGCGTGCTCGGCGAGCCGGCCGATCTCGGCGTCGAGGATGGGGGTCTGGGGCCGGAAGCCGGGATCGCGCCCGTGCAGCCCGAGCTGGATGATGCGGACGAGGTTCCGGGTGTCCACCGCCCGCTGGATCTCCTTCTGGAGGTCGTCGGCCGGCTTCGGGTCGTCCAGGTAGCCGTGGACGTGGGCGACCGGCTGCGCCTTGGTGGCCTCGCCGTGGTCGTGGGCGCGCGAGCCGTCGGGCATCACGTCGAACCCGCAGAGGATCACCTTGCCGCTCTTGTCGAGGTACTTCGCGACCGGCGCGGCATCGCCCCGCTGGCTGGCCGCCTCGAGGGCCTCGTTGACCCGGCGGTTGGCCTCGGTCAGGTCGGAGATCTTCGCGTCCTTCGTCTCGAGGTCCGCGGCGAGGCTTCGGATGGTGGCCTCCACCTCGGCCTGGGTTCCGAACTTGAGTTCCATGTCACACTCTCCAGGTGGACCACCATTCGTCGGTGGTCGTGGTGTCGGTTGCAGGGGCGGCCAGGATGACCGCCTCCAGGGACCGGAGAAAAGCAGGCTCCTCGCGGGCCCGGTCGCGCACCGCGGCGAGGAGGAGGTCGGGGGAACGGATCGCCTCGGCACTCGGCAGGGCCGGCACCGCGACGACCGACAGCTCGAGGAGCTCGTTGTCGAACAGGACCGCGCCGTGCTCCCCGTGCCGGGGGTCCTCCTCGGGCAGCTGCGAGCGGTCGATCACGCGGCCGGGCCGGAACCCGACACTGACGGCGTTCAGGAACCCGCGTTCGACCTTGCCGGCGATGCGCGCGGAGTCCTCGTCCTCGGTGTCGAACTCGACCTCGGCGATGAGCCGCTGGTCTCGCACCTCGATCTGGACCGCCCGGCCGATGGGAGGCGCGCTCCAATCGTGGCCGTATAGGACGACCGGGTTCCGGCGGTAGTTGTCGAGCAGCCAGGAGGCGTCGACGATGTCCTCGTACCGGTCGGGTACCGGCTCGCTCGCGACGAACAGGGTCGTGCCCTCGGCACTGCGGACGTACCCCTCGGGTGCGGGCTCGTCCGGCCGGAGCGCCCGGACCACGAGGAAGGCGGTGCGCTCGTTCATGCTGTCTCCTTCGCGGATTCGGCGCGTAGCACCGGGATCACGGTGCACCTGCAGTTGCAGACGAGGCCCGGCTGTGCGAACCCCCCCGGGCCCTCGGCGGTCGCACCGACGTAGGCCGGGTCCAGACCGGGCTCGGCGGGCACCCGGAAGGCCTCACCCTTCGCCACCGTCTGGCCGTCGAGCGCCAGGTGCTCGGGCCGGGTCGCGGCATCCCGCGCAGACAGCCACTGTCGGTCGACCGCCTGGCCGAGCTCGGCCGCGGCTGCGTCGTAGGAGGCGAGCGCTCCCGCGTTCACGCTGCGGGTGGTCTCGGTGCGGGCGATCCGGAGGGCGCGGGTCGGGCTGAACGCCTCCGCGTGCTGGATGGCCCACTGCATCTCGCCGATGGTCTGGCCCTCGTCGAGCCCCTGGAGCAGCAGCTCGCGGACGGCCGCGCGGGTCGTGTCGGTCACCTCGGCGAACCCGTCCCCCGCCATCGCCTGCTGGACGATCCTCTCGGCGAGGACCTCGTCGGTCAGCCCGTCCACACGCGACGGATCCCAGTCGCCGAGCAGGGCCACCTGGACGAGCGCACGCCGGATCGCCGACTCCATCATCTGCTGGCGGACGGCCGCGGTCGCGTCCACGAACGCGGTCGCCTCGAGCACCGGGTCGAAGATGGCGGACAGCACCGCGTCCACGGAGAACCCTCGGGTCCGGCCCTGCGGCCCCTGGCGCTCCGGAGGCAGCACGTCGACGAGCGCCTCGGCCACGCGGTCGGCCTGGTCGGAGAGCGCGGACCGGAGCCGGGCCGCGAGCGACCGTTCGGCATGGTCGTGCAGCTGCTCGACGAACCCGCGCCACTCGGCTCCACGCGCCTCCTCGCCCTCGGGAGGCCAGGGCGGCGGGCTCGTGGGCTCCGGTGCGTCCCGCTGCGCCGGCGGGGCGAGTCGGAGCCACCATGCAGCGGTGCCGTCGGCGGTTGCGCCCTCGGTCTCGGGCTCGGCTGGCTCCTCGGTGTCGTCCGGCTCGGCGTCGGGTTCCGGTTCGGCAGCGGGCTCCTCCTCGGCGGGCGGCTTCGGGGCCGTTGGCGCGGGGCGCTTCGGGCGGGCGGCGTCGGCCTCGGCCTGGAGCTCCACCACGTCGTCGAGGCCCTCGGAGGCGAGCGCGACGTCCCGGTCCACCCCGAGGAAGTAGAGCGAGGTCGCCCGCTGGACGGCCTCGGTGCGCCAGGCGGACAGCGCCTTGATGCCCGACAGGTCGTGCTCGGCGTAGGTGTCTCGCTCCCCGGCGATGCGTAGGACCCGGGTGAGCAGCGCCGAATCGAACAGCGTCACCTCGTCGGCGACCGCAGACCAGAACGTCGCCGTCTGCTCCCGAGCGGTTGCGAAGTTGGCCGTCTCCAGGCCCATCACGACCGGCGGGACCGCAAGCGCCGCGAGGATGCCCTCCCGGGTGTACGACCGGAGCGAGGCGAACTCGAGGTCCCGCATCGACCAGGCCACCGGGTCGACCTGGACCTGGCCGGAGAGGACGAGCGCGCCCCCGCTCCGCTGGGTGAGTTGCGCGTAGGCCTGGGCGATGCCACGGCGTTGTTCGTCCGTCAGGCCGCCCTCCTTCGGGCTGATGAGGACGTCGGGCCTGCCGCGCTTGGCGGCCTCCCTCGTCCGCATGACCGCAGCGGCCTCGGCGTTCAGCTCGTCGTTCAGAGGCTGGATCGCACCGACCCCGTAGAAGAACTGGTCGGGGTCGCTCCGGAAGCTCGGCAGCCGGACGTGGCAGACGACGGCCGGGTCGAGCCGCGCCCGCTCGCCCCCGAGGTCGTACAGGTACGCATCGATGCCCCCGCGGGCCGTCTGGATCGTCACCCGCTTCGGGTGCAGCCGCTGCAGGCTGCCGATGCCCTTCGACAGCCCGGGCGGGTTGACCGCCTTCGCGTAGCAGTCGCCCGTGAGCAGCAGGTCGCAGTAGAGGTCCCGGCGCCAGACCTGGCCGTCCGCCTCCTCGCTGTAGGCCAGCACCTCGCCGCGCCGGTCCAGGATGCGGCCGCGCTGGATGCCGTGGGCCGGGTTGAACTGGCGCCGGTCGTAGGTCTGCATGAAA